GCAAGGGCACGCCGGCCTCGACCATCCACTCCCTGATCTACCGCGTCTCCGAGGCAACGCCCGCCGAGATCGAGAAGGTCAAGGAGGAGATCGCCGATCTCAAGGCGAAGATCGCGTCAATGAATGCCGCTGAGCGCCTGTTCGCGGAGTCGCAGCTTCGCTCGCTCGAACTGCGGCTGTCCGATATCCACAAGCCGCGCTTTGTTTTGAATGAGCAATCCATGTTGCGCGAAGCCAAGCTGCTCGTGCTCGACGAGGTGTCGATGGTGGGCGACGACATGGCGCGCGATCTCCTTGCCTTCGGCAGGCCGATCCTGGTGCTGGGCGATCCCGGTCAGCTGCCGCCGGTCAGGGGCGAAGGCGCCTTCACGCAATGTCAACCCGACGTGATGCTGATTGAGATTCACCGCCAGGCCGGCGAGAGCGCCATCATCCGTCTCGCCACGCTGGCGCGCGAAAGCAAATCCATCCCCTACGGCGAGCACGACGAGTTCGTCTGGAAGATGCGCCGGCTTGATGTGGCGCCTGAGCAGATGCTGCGCGGCGGCCAGGTGATCTGCGGCCGCAACGCCACGCGCCTGCAGCTCAACCTCGCCATGAAGCGGGCGTCCGGCTTCGATGGCGTCTATCCGATCGGCCGAGGCGAGAAGATCATCTGCCTCAAGAACCGCAACGATCTCGGGCTCGTGAACGGCATGTTCCTCGACCTGACCGAGGTCAAGGACGAGGACGACATCTCGTTCACTGCCGTCGTCACCACCGAGGACGGGCAGAAGGTTGGCGGCACGAACGGCGCGCGCGAACGCTTCCGTATCTATAAGGGCTACTTCGACGACCACGTAACGCCCGATCCGGAGCGCGAACGCCGCGACCACTGGAAGAAAAAGACCATCATCGAGGCGGTCTGGGGCTGGGCCATCACCTGCCACAAGGCGCAGGGCTCGCAGTGGGAGAACATCATCGTCTACGACGACGGCCTTGGCCGCACCGCCGAGGATCGCGCCCGCTGGCTCTACACCGCCATCACCCGCGCCGAGCGCGGCCTCGTGCTGCTCGATTGAGGCGCCGATGCTCGACCTCAACGAAGTAGAACCTGCGCGACCAGCCGAGCGGTTTGATCTCGATGAAATCGTCGCGCGGCTGCGTGCGACCGCCGAGCATTGGGTGCCGCGACATTTCCCGAACGGCCGGCGGGTAGGCGATGAATGGCGGCTGGCCAACATCCGGGGCGATGCGCCGCGCAAGAACGGCTCCTGCGTGATTGCGCTCACCGGCGAGCACGCCGGCGACTGGATCGATTTCGACGGCGGCCAGGGCGGCGGCCCCATCAACACGCTCGAACACGCGATACATCGGAGCGGGCGTGAGCTGATCAGTTATGCGGCCGAGCTGACCAGGACCGGCCCGCAGCCGAAGCGGGGCGCCACCAGGCCCTCGTCCAAGCAGGCCGACCAGGCCCGCGAGATCGACCATATCCTCTCCAAGGCCGTGCCGCTCGCAGGCACGTTGGGCAAACGCTATCTCGCGTCGCGCGGGCTGACGATTCCGGATTGTGCGGACCTTCTGTTCCACCCGGACCTAACACACTGGGAGAGCCGGCGCGGCTTCCCCGGGCTCGTCGCGGTGGTGCGGGACGGCAGCGGCAATCGGATCGCGCTCCACCGCACCTATCTCGCCGACGATGGCGCCGCCAAAGCGCCGGTCGATAACCCGCGCAAAATGCTGGCCTCGATCGCCGGCGGCGCCGTGCGCCTTGCCAATCTCACCGACGATCATGTCGTCGGACTCGCCGAAGGCATCGAGACCGCGCTCTCGGTGATGGCAGCGTGTGCGCGCCTGCCGGTCTGGGCCACGCTGTCGACGTCCAACCTGGAACAGGTCGTTTTGCCCGCGGAAGTGAGGAAGGTCGTGCTTCTGACCGACCACGACCCCTCCAACGCCGGCGCGCGCGCTGCCGCCGCCGCCGCCGCCCGACTGCACGCCGAGGGTCGGCGCGTCTTCATCGCCATGCCGCCCAAGGAGGGCGACGACTTCAACGACCTGTTGATGCGCGAAGGCATTGATGCGGTGCGCCGAGTCGTTGAGTCAGCGGTCGAGTGGAACGGCCAGGGCACCACAGAAAGCATGGCTCTGGTCGTTGACGGCGGCACCCACAGGCCGATCGGCCTGGCCTTGCCCGACCATGCACGACCCCAACTGCGCGCCGACAACGGCGATCTCGCCGGTGCGGTCTCGCAGGCCTGGCAAATCCTCCTCACCGCCAACAATCCGCCCTGGCTGTTCCGTGCCGCCGGATGTCCGACCTGGGTGGTGCGCGACGATGACGGTTTGCCCATGGCGAGGCCGCTCACCGAGGATCGCTTGCGCCCGGTGCTCGCCCAGCTCGTCGACTGGCGAAAGATCAATCGCAACGGCGAACTTATTCCCGCCCATCCACCCATGGCGGTGATCAAATCAATCCTCGCCACGCCCGATCCGGCGCTGCCAGTGCTGTCCGGCATCGTCACGACGCCGGTGTTCGGCCGCGACGGCGAGCTCATCACCGAACCCGGCTACCATGCGCCCGCGCGCCTGCTCTACGACCCGCCCAAGGACTTTGTCCTGCCGCCTATAGCCGCCCGACCGACGCCGGCGAACATCACCGCCGCGCGATCATTATTGCTCGACGATCTCCTGGGGGAGTTTCCGTTCACCGGCGAAGCCGAACGTGCGCATGCGCTCGCGCTGCTGCTTGTTGGCTTCGTGCGCGCCATGATCGACGGGCCGACGCCGTTGCACCTGGTCGAGAAGCCGACCCAAGGCACCGGCGCAACCCTGATGGTGGATGTGATATCGCTGATCGCGACCGGCTGCCGCGCGAGCGTCATGGTCGAGGGCAGCGACGATGAGGAATGGCGCAAGCGCCTGACCGCCAAGCTGCGCCAGATCCCCTCCGTCGTGCTGATCGACAATCTGCGACGGCCGCTCGACTCCTCGGCGCTCGCGGCCGCGCTCACCGCGCCGTTCTGGGAAGATCGCGTCCTCGGCGTCTCGGAAACCACGCGGCTGCCGATCCGCTGCATCTGGATTGCCACCGGCAACAATGCCGAGTTCTCGGGTGAGATGGCGCGCCGTCTTGTGCGCATCCGTCTCGACGCCCGCGTCGACCAGCCCTGGCGCCGCAATGGCTTCCGCCATCCCGATCTCATTGGCTGGGTTCATGCCAACCGGGCGGATCTTGTGGCCGCCTGTCTATCGCTCTGCCGCGGCTGGATCGCGGCCGGAATGCCACGCGGGAGCAAACACATCGGCAGCTTCGAAGCCTGGTCCGCCCTCATGGGCGGCCTGCTCGAGGCGATCGGAGTGCGAGGCTTCCTCGGCAACATCGACGAGATGCTCGAAGCCTCCGACGGCGAGGGCGCGGTCTGGCGCGTGTTCGTCGGTCAATGGTGGGATCGCTTCGGCACGGCAGAGGTTGGCACCAGCGGACTCTATGAGCTCGCCGTCAATTGCGAGCCTCCGCTGCCGCTCGGCACCGGCGGCGACCGATCCCAGCGCACCCGGCTCGGCAAAGCGCTCGTGCGCATGCGCGACCGGGTCTTCGACATCGCCGGACTGAAAGCGCGCATCCGGGCGATCGGGGTTTCCCATCAGGCGCGCCGCTGGCAGCTCACGCTCGAAGGGGAACATGGGGAACGTGGGGAACGTTTTTCGGAGTCGTCCGATTTCGGGAAAGGGGAACGTCAGGCTGCTTTAGAGCAACGTTCCCCTCAACATTCCCCGGCCTATCCCATTGATGGACAAGGCGTCGGGGAACGTGGGGAACCTGGGGAACGTTTTTCCGACCTACGCGCACGCGCGCGCGTACACAATAATAAAGAAGAGCAAACACGTTCCCCACGTTCGTCACGTTCCCAAAACGGTGTTGGTTCAGACGCTTACGACGGGGAACATGGCGGGGAACGTCATAACGCACGTTCCCCACGTTCCCCGCTGAATGAATCGCCCGATTGGCTGAAGGGGGTGCCGTGATGCCGCGCGCCCTTGATGCCAATTTGCTCCGCGGAGGCGCGCCATGAGCCGGCAGCGCCTTCCCGAACGCAGGCCAAGCGTCACGACCACGTTCGTGCACGACTGCCGGTCCTATGCGGTGACGTTCGGCTTCGACCCGAGCACCGGCCGCATCGGCGAAGTGTTCACGCACGGCGCCAAGGTAGGCTCCGCCATGGACGGCATCCTCGACGATGCCTGTATCGCGCTGTCGCTTCTGCTGCAACATGGCGTCGAGCCCACGGCGCTTGCGACGAGTATGGGGCGGCTCGGCGACGGCAAGACGCCCGCGTCTGTCATTGGTGCACTCGCCGATCTCATCGCTCTCGAGGTGCAGCCGTGAGGTGGATGCCCAAGGGATACGGCGGCCACCGGCGTCCGCCCGAAGAGGTCAAGCGCGAGGGCTGGCACGAGCACGGCATCCTGGTGGTCAGCGCGGACGATCAGCGTCTCACCTGGCCTGAGCGTGAACTGATCCGGCAACTCGGGGGAAGACTGTACGGGAAGCGATCATCGAACAAGGAGGCGTGCCATGGCTGATTGGACGCCGGCTTGTGTCGAAGCGCGGCTGCACGAGGCGGCCGACGTGATGAAGCGTCTGCCCGAGGTCCGCGTGCAGGGCTACTACTCGCTGTGGCCGAAGATGCTCGCCGAGTTCAGCGATTTGGTTGGCCAGGAACCTCAGCGCCTCAAGCGTCCTCCTCCGTCTCCCGATGCCATCACGCGGATGGAGGAGACACTGGGCTGGTTGCGGTGGCTTGAAGCCGAGGATGCGAAGCTCGCCTGGGCGCGCGCCGAGCGCACCCCATGGAAAATGATCTGCTGGCGGTTCGGTATCGCTCGCGCCACCGCGCATCGGCGCTGGCAATATGTGCTGAGCGTGATCACGTGGCGGCTCAACGGGCGGAGGGTGCCGGGGAAGCGGTCACGGCGATTCGTGGTCGAAAGAGCCAAGGCTTGAGATTCTATGCTTCAGCCGGCGGACGACGAACGTCGAGAACGTCAAGCACTGGGCATTCTGGTGCGGTAATTCCAGTGCAACGCGCAACTGTCTTCGCCAGCAACCGCTCCAGCTTGCGAAGGTCAGCTATCTTGGCGCGAATCTCGTCGAGATGATGCGAAGCGATTTCGCGAACTTCCCGACATGAGGCTTTTGCGGGGCCGCCGAGCCGAATCAGCGCGCGGACCTGATCGAGAGAAAATCCCAACTCCCGCGACCGGCGGATAAAGGCCAGGATACGAAGGTGAGTGGCGTCATAGACGCGACGCCCACCGGCTGTGCGCGGCGGCGCCGGGAACATCTTGATCCGCTCGTAGTAGCGGATTGTCTCGATGTTCACGCCGGTAAGTTCCGACAAATTACCGATTGTTAACGCTTCCGCTCGCGCATCTGTGATCGAGCCCATGGTGACCGGCCTTGCTCCTGTAGTGACTACAGGAAGTATACCGCCCGCGATCCAGAGAGGACAACGAAATGAGCGAAACGCGCAGCGCCATGGGTTCTATTGCATTGAGCGATCGCCCTGCCAACGCCTCGCCCGGCAAGGGTCAAAAGCTGGCGGCGGCGGGCGGGATCATCGGTGCGCTCGCCGCATCGTCGTGCTGCATTTTGCCGGTCGTTCTCTTTAGCCTTGGTGTCAGTGGCGCATGGATTGGAAACTTCACGCAGCTTGCGCCCTATCAGCCGTATTTCATTGCGGCCACGCTCGCTTTCATCGGCACCGGCTATTGGTTGGTCTATCGCTCGTCAAAGGTCGCCTGTGCAGAGGGTGAGGCTTGCGCACGGCCATTGCCTAACAGATTCGTTAAGATCGCGCTCATTGCGGCGACCGTCATTGTTCTTGCCGCCTGGGCCTTCGACTATGTCGCCCCCTACGTGCTGTCCTAACCAATGGAGCAAATCAAATGATGAAGTACGTCATCCCTGTTACGCTCTCGCTCGGCATCATCGGTCCTTCGTCTGCTCGTGCAGCGGAAAAAACGGTGACGCTCGCGGTGCAGAACATGTACTGCGCCGCGTGCCCGCACACCGTTAAATCGAGCCTGCAATCCGTGCCGGGTGTCAAAGCGGTTTCGGTGTCATTCAAAAACAAGACTGCCATCGTGACCTTCGACGACGCAAAGACCAACGTGAAGGCGCTGACGACAGCGACGACGAACGCCGGCTATCCGTCCTCTCCGAAAGGCTGAGCCTCCGGTGAAAGCAGCCGGTACCACAATTGGAGCAGTGCTCGTTGGCGCCCTTGCGGTGGTTTGCTGCGCCACGCCAGCGATTATTGCGGGCATCAGCGTGACGGCGCTCGCAGCTTGGCTCTCCTATTCGGGATACGTGCTGATCGCAGCCGTGCTGATTGCCGGTGCGGTCGGCTGCGTCCTGTGGCTCCGGCGTCGCGGCATCAATGCTCAAGCGTGCTGCGGGCCAGCAAAGAAGGCGTCAAATCATGAGTGACTGTTGCGCGTCTGGAAATCGCGGCAAGCAATTTGATCTCGCCGTCATCGGTGCGGGGTCGGCAGGCTTTTCGGCGGCGATCACTGCGGCAGAACAAGGTGCGCAGGTGGCTCTGATTGGTCATGGCACTCTTGGCGGCACATGCGTCAACATCGGTTGCGTGCCGTCAAAAACACTAATCCGGGCCGCTGAGACACAGCATCAGGCCAGCGCCGCCGCGCGCTTCGCAGGCATCAGGGCCAAAGGGCAGGTGGGCGATTGGACAGCGACCGTCCAGCAGAAAGACGAGCTCGTTTCGAGCCTGCGCCAATCGAAATACGCCGATCTTTTACCGGCTTATAACAACATCTCTTACGTCGAAGGGCAGGCCCGCCTTGCCGAAGGTGGCGTGGCCATCAATGGCGATCTGATCAAGGCGCCGCGCCTTATCATCGTCACGGGCGCACGGCCTGCAGTGCCCTCGATCCCCGGTCTTGATGCTGTCGAGTATCTGACAAGCACCACCGCGCTATCCCTTGAATGCCTCCCGAAGTCATTGCTTGTGATCGGCGGGGGTTACATCGGCGCTGAACTAGCGCAGATGTTTGCGCGCATGGGCGTCAAAGTCACAGTCGTTTGCCGCAGCCACCTGTTGCCGGCGGCGGAGCCGGAAATCTCGGATGCTCTGTCAGGCTATTTCCGAGACGAAGGCATCGCTCTTGAGTGCGGGGTCACTTACAAGCAGGCGCGGCAGACTGAAGCTGGAGCGGCTCTTGTCGTCACGCGCGAAGCTCGGGATACGACGCTGACAGCCGAGCGCATTTTAGTTGCGACGGGTCGCGCCCCCAATGTCGAGGGGCTTGGCTTGAGAGAAGCCAAGATCGCGCAAGCGGCAAACGGCAGCATTCAGGTGGACGATCGAATGCAGACCACGCGCCCTGGCGTGTATGCGGCGGGCGATGTCACCGGCCACGATCAATTCGTTTACATGGCTGCTTACGGTGCGAAGCTTGCGGCCAAGAACGCTCTCAACGGAAACAGCCTGCGCTATGACAACACGGCTATGCCGTCGGTCGTATTCACTGATCCGCAGGTGGCAAGCGTCGGGTTGACCGAAGGCGCGGCCCGAGCCGCCGGCCGTGACGTGAGAGTGTCCGTGCTACCCCTCAGTGCCGTGCCGCGCGCATTGGCGGCGCGAGATACGCGCGGCCTCATCAAGCTTGTTGCCGACAGAAAGAACCGCAAACTCCTGGGCGCGCACATTCTCGCGCCCGAAGGAAGCGACAGCATTCAGACTGCGGCGCTCGCCATCCAGCAGGGTCTGACGACCAACGATCTTGCCGACGCGATCTTTCCGTATCTCACAACCGTCGAAGGCTTGAAGCTTGCGGCATTGGGATTCGAGAAAGATGTCGCGAAACTGTCCTGCTGTGCCGGGTAGTTGAATGAACGTTGCAGCCCAATCCGCGAGGGACTGGCTCGGTAAGGCCCATACCAGCATCATCGCGTGGTGGCTCCCTAAAGGTGCCGTAGTCGCTGCGTTGTTCGCCCCGGTGTCGGCACGCGCGGCCGTTTGGTCCGCTGCGCTCATTTGGATGGGCTCAGCGTGCATCCTCAATGCAAAGCGTTGCGGGCGCACGCACTGCCGCTACACGGGACCGTACTATCTCGCCATGATCCTTCCTGTGCTTGTGCTTGCATCCGGCCTCGCGTCAGCAAACTTCTACGGTTGGCTCGCGCTTGCCGCTTTGATCGTCGGTGGCGGCTGGATCATTTGGTGGGCTACGGAACAAGCGTGGGGCGATTCTCGTAGTGCTAAGGATTGCTTCTAGCTGATCTCGACTTGGCCGTGTTGCCACCTGATTTCGGGAACAATGGAGCGCAGCGGAGATTCAATACCCGATTCTTCTGTCAAGATCATTTTGGAACGTGAGACATTTTTTGGTGAGACATTTTTCGGCGAGACGCAGTTGACCGGTTCAGCGTAATTTCGCGTCAAGCTCGGGCGAGGCGCGCTCGACGATCAGCAAGACCGACGCACGGGTCCTCCCTGGCGCAAAATGGTATGCGGGGGGCAATGGCCCGAAACTTCGCTACAGCCAGCCGCAAAATCTGAGTTACCAGTTACCACCCGACGTTGGCGCCTGTGTGCCCTAGAGGCGCGCAACGGCGCGCTTTTTTTGGCTAGGCCGCCTGGTAACCGCGCGTGGTAACCCGCCGAAGCCAGTTACCACCCGCCGCGGTACACCGCCGAACCAAATGAAATCGCGACTGCCCGACGCGGTCGAGCATTGGCCGCTCGATCGGCTGAGCCCGTACGCGCGCAACGCCCGGACTCACGACGGCGACCAGGTGGCGCAGATCGCGGCCTCGATCGTCGAATTCGGCTGGACCAATCCGATCCTGGTCGACGCGGAGGGTGGCATCGTTGCCGGCCATGGCCGGCTGCTTGCTGCTCGCAAGCTCGGCCTCGACACGGTGCCGGTCGTTGTCCTCGGTCACCTGACGCCGGCTCAGCGGCGCGCTTACGTCATCGCCGACAACAAACTCGCGCTGAACGCCGGCTGGAACGAGGAACTGCTCGCGGCCGAGCTTCACGCGCTGAACGGCGAAGGCTTCGACCTCGGGCTCACCGGCTTTTCGGAGACCGAGCTCGATGCGCTCATGGCGCCACTCGACGAGGAGCGCGAAGCCACCGGTGATGCTGGCGAGGATGCCGCGGACGAGATGCCGACGCCGCCTCGCGAACCGATCTCGCGTGCGGGCGATCTCTGGCTGATCGGCCATCACCGCCTGCTGTGCGGCGACGGCACCGACCCGTCGGCCGTGGCGCGCGTGATGAATGGCGAACGTGCGGCGCTCGTCTTCACGTCGCCGCCCTACGGCAACCAACGGGACTACACGACGGGCGGCGTCGGTGACTGGGACACGCTGATGCGCGGCGTGTTTGCCTCGCTGCCGGCCACGGAAGCCGCTCAGGTCTTGGTCAATCTCGGTCTCATTCACCGGGACAACGAGTGGCAGCCCTATTGGCAGACTTGGCTCGACTGGATGCGCGAGCAGGGCTGGCGCCGCTTCGGCTTCTACGTCTGGGACCAGGGACCGGGATTACCAGGCGATTGGAACGGCCGGCTGGCGCCGGCTTTCGAGTTCGTCTTTCACTTCAATCGCAAGGCCCGCAAGCCGAACAAGATCGTGCCCTGCAAATGGGCCGGCCACGTCAACGACACGCATGGCGGCATTCGCCACAAGGACGGGCATGTCGGCGAGTGGACGCATGCCGGCCAGGGCGTTCAAGACACGCGCATCCCGGACAACGTCATCCGCATCACGCGGCACAAGGCGCGCGGCATTGAGACCGAGCATCCCGCGGTGTTTCCGGTCGCGCTGCCGGAATTCGTGATGCGCGCCTACAGCAACGAACGGGACATCGTCTACGAGCCGTTCGCCGGCTCGGGTACCGCCATCATCGCGGCGGAACGCACCGACCGACGGATGAGGGCAATCGAGATTGCGCCCGAATACGTCGACGTCACTCTCCGCCGGTGGCGCAAGCTCTTTCCTGACCAGCCAGTAAAACTCGATGGCGAAGGCCAAACCTTCGAAGCAGTCGCGCGCCAGCGTGGGATTGCAATCCCTGCCGACGACTGATTCGCTGCAGGTCGAGAGCTGGCCGATCGAGCGGCTCTTGCCGTATGCGGCGAATGCCCGGACCCATCCCGACGAGCAGGTCGCCCAGATTGCCGGCTCGATTGCGGAGTTCGGCTTCAACGTTCCCTGCCTCGTCGACGAGCGCGGCGTCCTGATTGCGGGCCACGGCCGGATTCTCGGCGCCAAGCGGCTTGGGCTGCAGCAAGTCCCGGTTATCCGGCTCGGGCACTTGAGCGATGCGCAAGCCCGAGCCTTCCGGCTCGCCGACAACCGCATCGCGCTCAATGCCGGCTGGGACGAGGAGTTGCTGTCTGCCGAGCTGGAGCGGCTCAAGGAAGACGGTGCCGACCTTAACCTGCTGGGTTTTGCCGAGGACGAACTCGACCGGCTGCTCGACGCTCTCGACGCGGGCGGAGCATCCGAGGAAGAGGACGATGTTCCCGAACGACCGACGCAAGCGGTCACACGTCCGGGCGATCTTTGGTTGCTTGGAGCGCATCGCCTGTTGTGCGGCGACGCCACGGTTGCGGCCGATGTTCAGCGCCTGTTAGGCGACGCGCGGCCGCACCTGATGGTAACGGACCCGCCCTATGGGGTCGAGTACGATCCCAACTGGCGAGTCGAGTCCGGTGTTTCCTCGACTGCGCGGCCTGGCAAAGTCAACAATGACGACCGCGCCGATTGGCGCGAGGCCTGGAGCTTGTTCCCGGGCGAGGTTGCCTACGTTTGGCACTCAGGAATCCACGCGCGCACAGTGGCCGAGAGCCTCGATGCATGTGGCTTCCTGATCAGGGCGCAGATTGTATGGGCCAAGCCACGCCTGGTGCTCTCCCGCGGGGATTATCACTGGCAGCACGAACCGTGCTTCTACGCGGTGCGCAAGGGAGCGAGCGGCCACTGGCAGGGAGCGCGTGACCAGACCACGTTGTGGACCATCGCCACCGGCAAGAACGACGAGGCGACCGAGCACGGAACGCAGAAGCCGGTCGAGTGCATGCGCCGGCCGCTCGTGAACAACAGCGCCAAGGGCGATCTCGTCTATGAGCCCTTCGCCGGATCGGGTTCGACACTGATCGCCGCCGAGTCTGTCGGCCGCGTCTGCTTCGCTATCGAAATCGACCCACGCTATTGCGACGTCATCATCGAGCGCTGGCAGCGCCACACCGGGAAAGCGGCATCACTCGCAAGCGATGGCCGCGGCTTTGATGTGGTGCAGGGAGAGCGATTGTCGGCCTGAACGGCAAAGCGCCGTCGGATTTGCACCCGACGGCGCCTCGACATTCAGTCTAGTTCAAGCGATGCGATAGACGCGCCCGCGGCCTTCGACTTTCTCCGACTGCACGTTCAAGCCGAGCTTCTTCTTGAGTGCGCCAGCAATCGCGCCACGGACCGTGTGCGCCTGCCAGTCGAATTTCTTTACGATCTCCTCGATGGTGATTCCTTCCGGAGTCTTGAGCATCTCGATGAGCTGCGCCTGCTTGCTGTTCGCCCGCGTGCCGCTCGCCTTGCTCTCTGGTTTGCCGGGCTTCCCGCTTTTGCGGGCAGCTGGCAGCTTGGCGTTTGCCTTGTCGGCTTTCGTAGCAGCGCGCTTGCCAGCGGCTCGAACGCCAGGCAGGGCGTCCCAGCTGGCGGCGTTGGCCTTCGCGATCGGGTGATCGCTCTTGTGCAAGTCCTCGATGCGTACCGAATTCGACTTGCGCGCCCGAGGGGTCGCGCCCTTCGTAGGGGCACGCTTGGCGGGACGCTTCTTGGATGCTTTGGTAATCATGGCTTGCTCCTGTGTGATGGGTTCGGTTGTGAGTTGAGTGAGCCGCGTAAGCTTTCTGCGGAATGACGCGGCGATCTTGCCTTGCACCGTGCCGGCATCCGGCTCGCCGTGTCGCAAAAGGCCCGCTAGGCGAGCCTGCGTCTGTTTGATCGTGCGCTCGCGTTCTGCGATTGCACGTTCGTTGGCTTGACGCTTACGATCGGCGGCATCCAGCTCGCGCCGCTTTTCGGGCGTCAGATTGAGTTCCGGATGACACTGTCGGCACAGAAACTCCGGCAGGCCGTCCGGGTCGTCATGTTTTTGTGGGCATGGCGATTTGGCCATGATCGCTGGGGGCTCCGGCTTGCGAGCCGCGACCATCGCGGCCCTTCTACGACTCCAAGCCCCGCATCGGAGCGGGGCGGAGCCGAGGGCGCGGAACCAATCAGCTTTGGCGCGAAAGCACGCGGTCCATGGATTGTTGGAAACTTTCGTTCGGGAGCGCAGTCTCTGCCGCATGCCGGATCACGCCAAAGATGACGAGTTGCACGCGTCTGACGGCCTGTTCGAGTGTCTCTCCCGGCAAGATTTCGGCCCCGCAATTCGCGAGGAATTTTCGCAGTGCGGGCTCGCGCGCAGCGGCGACGCGGGCGCGAATCTCTGTGGGCGTGAGGCCGGACCAGTCTTCCATGGCAATGCTCCTTCCTGTTAGGCGCTCGCTTCGGCCATGATCTCGCAATCGGTGACGAAGCCGATGAGGTAGGGCAGTCCGCGCGGAATTCCGGTCTCACGTGACGTGCGACGATCGATCGTCCAGGTCATCCACCGCTCGATCGCTTTATCGATTGCGTCGGCAAGGCTGCGCCTTTCGAACAATCCGTTCGCCACGTCGTCGGCGAAGTGCCGGCCATGGCGACTGTCGAGGAAATCCCGGACGCCCTCATCGGTGCAGCCTGTGGCGGTCGCGATGGCCTTGAAAGCGGCCGGCCAGGCCTGCTGGGGATCGGCGTGGTGGCGGATGGTGCCCCAGAAGCCCCAGGCTTCGTTGTGTGTGGTCAAAACCTTGTTCATGGCGCTCTCCGTTTGTTGACGCCATACACGCGCTGCTCTCGGCGGGAGCCAAGTCAATAATCGCGCCGACTGCATCTTTTTTTCTGCGGCATGTCGCGGTGCAAACCGGCCCGAACCTGAATGGGAATTTCGATCCGCGCTTATGCCAAGGCGCGTGGCGTCAGCCATGTGGCCGTGCTCAAGGCCGCAAAGGCCGGCCGCATCCCGCTTGAGCCGGACGGCACCATCGATCCCGCCAAAGCCGACGCAGCCTGGCAGCGCTCCACGGACCCGGCGCGCGGCAAAGGCAAAGCGAGGACCGCGCCGGCAACCGAGAAGCTCCGTCCCGTAGCGGATGCGGCGCTTGGCTCCGTGCGCGAGACGCTGAAGGAGCAAGGCCTCCCGTCGGGCGGCAACGTCACATTCGTCCAGGCGCGCACCGCGCACGAGATCGCGAAGGCGCACCTTGCGCGGCTGCGCCTGCAGCGCATGAAGGGCGAACTCGTTGATCGCGCTCGCGCCACCGCTCTGGTGTTCCGTCTGGCGCGCGAGGAGCGCGACTCCTGGCTCAACTGGCCGGCGCGGGTCGCGGCACTGATTGCTGCCGAGCTCGGCGTGGAAGCCCACGCGGTCCAGAAACTCATAGAGACGCATGTCCGCGGTCACCTCGCCGAGCTCGCCGAGATCCGGCCAGAGCTCCGCTGATCTGTTCGGGTTCGAGGGCGCCGACGAGCTTGGCCAGTCCTGGCGCGACGGGCTCACCCCCGATCCGGCGCTGACCGTCTCGGAATGGGCCGACCGCCACCGGGTGCTGAGTCCGCGCGCGTCGGCCGAGCCCGGCCGCTACCGCACCGATCGCACGCCCTACATCCGGGAGATTGTCGACGCGCTGTCACCGATGCATCCGGCGCGCCGCATCGTGGTGATGAAGTCGGCTCAGGTCGGCTTCACCGAAGGCGGCAACAACTGGATCGGCTACGTCATACACCATGCGCCGGGCCCGATGCTCGCGGTGCAGCCGACCGTCGAGCTCGCCAAGCGCTTTTCCCGCCAGCGCCTTGAGCCCCTGATCCAGGAGAGCCCTGCGCTGCGAGAGCGCGTCAAGCCGGCGCGCTCGCGCGACGCCGGCAACACGGTGCTCTCGAAGGAATTTCCTGCTGGACTCCTGGTGATCACCGGGGCGAACAGCGCCGTCGGCTTGCGCTCGATGCCGGCGCGCTACCTGTTCCTCGATGAGGTCGATGCCTACCCGCCCTCGGCCGACGAGGAGGGCGATCCGGTCGCTCTTGCCGAAGCGCGCACCCGCACCTTCTCGTGGCGCTCGAAAGTCCTGCTGGGATCGACGCCGACGATCCATGGCTTGTCGCGGGTGGAGCGTGAGTACGAGGCATCCGATCAGCGCCGCTACTTCGTGCCCTGTCCGCACTGCCGGGACATGCAGTGGCTCAAGTTCGAACGGCTGCGCTGGGACAAGGGCAAGCCCGACACCGCACACTATATCTGCTCGTCCTGCGATGGACGGGTCGAGGAGCATCACAAGACGGCCATGCTCGAGGCCGGGAAGTGGCGCGCGACTGCGGACTCGGAAGACCCGGGCACTATCGGATTCCATATTTCGGCGCTGTACTCGCCGGTCGGCTGGCTTTCCTGGGAGCACATCGCGCGGCTGTGCGAAGCGGCGACCACCGACGAAGCCAGGCGCAGTTTCAAGAACAGCGTGCTTGGCGAGACCTGGGTCGAGACCGGCGAGGCGCCGGATTGGCAGCGCCTCTACGAGCGCCGCGAGTCCTGGCAGATCGGCACCGTGCCGAGAGGTGGCCTGTTCCTGACGGCCGGTGCCGACGTCCAGAAGGACCGCATCGAGGTCGATGTCTGGGCTTGGGGTCGTGGGCTCGAAAGCTGGCTCGTCGACCACATCGTGGTCGAGGGCGGGCCCGAGCAAGCCGAGACCTGGGCAGAGCTTGGTCTCCTTCTCGATCGCACGTGGTTGCATGCGCAGGGTACGCGGCTCGGCCTTGCAAAGCTCGCGATCGACACCGGCTACGAAGCGCCGGCCGTGTATGCGTGGGCCCGCAAGGCAGGCCACGCCCAGGTCGCGCCCATCAAGGGCGTCGATGGCTTCAACCGGACGGCGCCAGTCGCGGGCCCGACGCACGTCGACGTCACCGAGGGCGGCAAGAAGCTTCGACGCGGGGCGCGGCTGTGGACGATCGCGGTCGCCACGTTCAAGAGCGAGAGCTATCGGTTCCTGCGCCTGGTGGCTCCGACTGACGAGGAGATCGCCAGCGGCGCGCGGCATCCGGTGGGCTTCGTCCATCTGCCGCGCGGCGCCGAAGCCGAGTGGGTAAAGCAGCTCGTCGCCGAGCAGCTTGTCACGGTGAAGACCAAGCGCGGTTTCAGCCGGCTCGAATGGCAGAAATTGCGCGAGCGCAACGAAGCACTCGATTGCAGGGTTTATGCCCGCGCGGCCGCGTGGATCGCCGGCGCCGATCGCTGGACCGAGGCCATGTGGCGCGACCTCGAGCAGCAAGTCGGAATCTCGGCCGACGCAAATTCCGACCAGGCCATTGAGCCTGAGGCGGTGGGCGAGACGGTGGCGGGTGTCATCCGACGCCGCCCCGGGCGCCGTGCACGCCGCGTTTTCCGATCGACCTATCTGAGCTGAACCAAAATGACTCTCGAAGAGATGACCGCGCAACGCGATGTGCTGCTGGCGGCGCGCTTCCGTGGCGTGCGGACGGTCGAGATCGACGGTCGGCGCGTCACATATGCCACCGACGCCGAGATGGCGGCCGCCATCACGGATCTGGAACGCCGGATTGCCGCCGCCGGTGAAGGCGGCCGGCGTCGCCGGATCCTGACCTCTGCTTCGAAGGGACTTTGAGTGCTCGCTTCGCTGCAACAATTCCGGCGGCGTGTCGGGGCCTTCATCGGCGGGTTCGAGGCAGGGCTCGCAAACCGGCGACTGAAAGGATTCCAGCCGAGCCGGGCGCATCTCAACACGCTGATCGCGGCGGCCGGTCCGGACATCACGGCGCGCGCCCGCTGGCTCATTCGCAACAACGGCTATGCCGCGAACGCGATCGAGAGCTGGGCCGGCAACGTGGTCGGCGCCGGTATCAAGCCGTCATCGCTGATCAAGGATGCCGGCGTCAAAGCGCAGGTCCAGGAGCTCTGGCTCAGCTGGACCGACGAAGCCGATGCCGAAGGCTTCACGGATTTCTACGGTCTGCAGCGCCGGGCCGCGCGCGAGGTGTTCATCGCGGGCGAAGTGTTCTTCCGGTTCAGGCCGCGCCGGCCGCAGGACGGGTTCACGGTGCCGCTGCAGCTGCAGATGCTCCCCTCGGAGATGCTGCCGCTCAATCGCAACGAAGTCATGCCCGGCGGCAATATCATCCGCCAGGGCATCGAATTCGATCGCGTAGGCCGGCGCGTCGCCTACCATTTCCTGCGGCGGCACCCGGGCGACATCACCGATCCCGGACTCGCGGGCGACATCGTGCGCGTGCCAGCCTTCGAAATCGTGCACGTCATCGATCCGGTCGACGCCGGCCAGCTTCGTGGCGTGTCGCGCTTCGCGGCCGGCATCGTGAAGCTCTTCCTGCTCGACCAGTACGACGACGCCGAGCTCGACCGGAAGAAGGTCGCGGCGATGCACGCGCTCTTCATCACGACGCCGGCACCAGCCGAGCCGCTCGATGCCGCCGAAGGTCGCGACGAAAACGACGAGCGGACAATCGACCTGCAGCCCGGCCAGATCACCATGCTGGAGCCTGGCGAGGAGGTGCAGACGTCCACACCCGCGGACTCCGGCCAGACCTACGAGCCGTTCCAGTACCGCACGCTGCTGCAGGTCTCGGCCGCGCTAGGCGTGCCTTACGCCTATCTCTCCAACGACATGCTCAAGGCAAACTATTCGAACTCGCGCCTGGCGCTGCTCGAATTCCGCCGACGGATCGAAGCCTATCAGCATGCCGTCATTGTCTGGCAGCTGTGCCGCCAAGTCTGGGCACGCTGGATGGACACCGCGGCGCTCGCGGGTGCGCTCGCATTGCCGGACTACGACCAGCGCCGGCGTGATTATCTGGCGTGCGGATGGCTGCCGCCGAAATGGGATTGGGTCGATCCGCTGAAAGACGCTCGCGCCGAGATCGAGCAGATCGACGCTGGTCTCAAGAGCCGCACGCAGGCGCTCGCCGAGAGAGGCTATGACGCCGAGCAGGTGGATGCCGAGATCGCCGCCGACCAGGCACGCGAAAAATCGCTGGGGCTGAACTTCCAGTCGACTGCAGCGTCAGCGCCGCCAGCGAATGAGCCGAGCAACTTGCCAACTGGCGAACAGGATAACTTGAATGCCTGATCTCCCGCACCTGACATCCCGCGTGTTCGGGACGCCGCTGTTGATCGCGCGCGCGAAGCTCGAGGTCATCCTCGGCGTGCTTGCGCCGCGGATCGCCGGCGGCACCCTTGAGCCGCCCGATCCGGAAACCGATCCGGCGCCACTCACCTCGATCACCGTGGAGAAGATCGCAGTGGTGTCGGTGATCGGCACGCTGGTGAGCCGCTCCGGTTATCTTGATGCCGCGAGCGGGCTCCAGCCTTACGGCGATATCGCCGACGCCATCGCCGCGGCGATGGACGACGCGAGCGTGCGCGGTGTCATCCTCGACGTCGACTCCCCTGGCGGGGAAGTCGGCGGCCTTTTCGACCTGGTCGAGCAGATCAACGCCATCCGCAGCGCGAACGCAAAGCCGCTCTGGGCCGTAGCCAATGAGGGCGCGCTATCGGCTGCCTATGCGATCGCCTGCGCGGCGGACCGGCTCTACGTCACGCGCACCGGCGAGGTCGGCTCGATCGGCGTGGTCGCGGTCCACGTCGACGAGAGTGGTGCGGACGCCAAGGCCGGACTCGCCTGGACCTTCGTGTTCGCCGGCGACCGCAAGGTCGACGGCAACGCGCACGAGCCGCTTTCGGAACGTGCGCGCGCAACGATCCAGGCCGACGTCGACCGACTTTACTCGGAATTCTGCGGCTTGGTTGCCGCGAACCGCGGCCTGAGCCCCGAGGCGGTGCGCGGCACGAACGCCGCGATCTATCGCGGCGAGCTCGCCATCCGGGCCGGCCTCGCCGACCGGCTCGGCACGCTCGACCTCGCCATTGCTGAAATGGCCGCCGAGCTCGATCGCAGCACATCAACCCGCGCACTCATCAACCCGACAATGAAGAGGAGCCTCTCCATGGCAACAAACGAGACCGAACAGATCGAAGATCAGCCGAGAGAGCCGCAGCAGCCAACCGACTCTGCTCCGCCTGCAGCAGAAGCACCGCCCGATCCCGCACCTGCGCCAGTGGCCGCGGAGCTGGCATCGGATAGGGGAGTAGCCGAGAGGCTACGCGCAGAGTTCGCCGAAGTCGCCGCTGTTGCAACGCAAGCCGCCCGGCTTGGCGTCACGGTGGATGCTGCAGACGCACTCAAAAAGGGCATTGCGCCCGACGCACTGCGTCGCTCCGTGCTCGATATCCTCGCCGCGCGTGCCGAGGCGACGACGGTCATTGCGGCGGCGCCATCAACGCCTGTCGCTGGCGACAGCCCGATCGTGCGGCGCGCGCGCGAGCGCGCCGCCGCAGCTCGCGCCTGACAAGCAAGGAGGACCATACATGCCAACCCTCACGATGGCGCCGACGCTCGGCGACCTGCTCAAGTATGAGCTCAACGGCAACTACAGCCGCGAGACTGTGACGCTCAAATCCGGCACGAACTACGCGCTCGGCTCCGTGCTCGGAAAGATCACGGCCTCGGGCAAGTACCGCCTTTCCCCAGCCGCCCAGGTCGTCGGCGACGAAGGGGCCGAGACGGCGGTTGCGGTCCTGATCGAAGCGGTCGACGCGACGGCCGCCGACAAGACCGCCCTCGTGATCGCCCGAGGTCCTGCAATCGTGTCAAAGGCGGCGCTCGTGTTCGATGCCTCCGTCGACCAGGCCTCCGAAAAGGACGCCAAGCACGCCCAGCTTTCCGCGGCCGGAATCGTCCCGCGCGACACCGCCTGATCCTAACCACGCAAACTGAACGCCACCATCGGGCCCTGACGGAAGCCGCCGTCGGGGCCCGAAACATTTCAAGGAGCCCCTATGCCGGAAATCATCAACCCCTTCGACGCGGGCGGCTACACGCTCGCCGAGATGACCCAAGCCATCAATATCCTGCCCAACATCTACACCCGCCTCGGTGAGCTCGGCCTGTTCCGCTTCGAGGGCATCACCCAGCGGAGCGTCATCATCGAGCAGGCCGAGGGCGTGCTGAACCTGCTCCCCACCGTGCCGCTCGGCGGACCCGCCACGGTCGCCAACCGCGACACGCGCTCGATGCGCTCGTTCACGGTGCCGTGGATTCCGCACGACGACGTGATCACGCCGCAGGACATCCAAGGTGTACGTGGCTTCGGCGTCGCGGATGCCGCCGACCCGCTCGCGACCGTTATGGAGCGCAAGATTACGCGCATGCGCGCCAAGCACGCCCAGACCCGCGAATACATGGAGGTCAATGCGCTGCGCGGCATCGTCAAGGATGGCGCGGGCACGGAGCTCTATGACTACTTCGACGAGTTCGGCCTTGCTCAGCAGTCGGTCGATTTCGTGCTCGGTACCGCCACCACCAACGTGCAGGCGAAGTGCCGCGAGGTGCTGCGCGATATCGAGACTGAGCTCAAGGGCGAGACCATGAACGGCGTGCTCGCGATGGTCAGCCCCGGCTTCTTCGACAAGCTGATCGGCCATGCCAAGGTGGAGGACGCCTACAAGTACTTCTCCTCGACCGGAGCACAGCCGCTGCGCGAGGATACTCGGCGACGCTTCCCGTTCGCCGGCATCGTGTTCGAGGAATACAACGCCACGGTCACGCTCTCGACCGGGGCGACCGAGACGCTGGTCCCGGCGAACGAGGGAATCGCGTTTCCGCTCGGCACCCTCGACACCTTCGTGACCTATGGTTCACCGGCGAACCTGATTGAGACCGTCAATACGATGGGGCTGCCGATCTATGCCCGCCAGATCGCCCGCCAGGACGGCAGCGCGATCGACGTGAAGACCGAAGCCTCGCCGTTGCCGGTCAACAAGCGGCCGCGGCTTGCGGTCAAGATCATCACCAGCAACTGAGCCGCTCTCGTGGACGTGTTCGCCGTCGCGACCGACACGTTGTTCGCCGATCCTAACATCGCCGGCGATGCCATCTGGCGCGCCGGTGGTGTAGGCGCCGGCACAGCCGTCCGGATCGTCACCCGTCGGCCCGACCAGGTCGCCGGCTTCAGCGACAGTCGGGCTGTGTTGCCGACCATGCTGATTGACGTTCGCCGGTCCGAGGTTGCGGAGCCGGCGAGCGGCGACATGGTCGAGATCGACGGCGAGACCTTCGAGGTCATCGCCGCGCCCACCGTCGACAGCTTGCACCTCGTGTGGACGTGCGAAGCGGCGCCGCCGGTCTGATCGATGCGATTCACGCTCAGGACCGACAACCTCGCCAAGGGCCTGACGGAGGCCGAGGGCGAGGCGGCGCGTTCCGTCACCGGCGCCATGCGCGAGGTGACGGAAGGACTGAAGGGCGATCTTCGCGCCGACGTCGTCGACGCCGGCCTGGGGCGACGTCTCGCCAACACCTGGCGGGGCAAGACCTATCCGGAAGGCGGCATCAGCCTGGAAGCGGCGTCCTTCGTCTGGTCGAAGGCGCCCAACATTGTGGATGCGTTCGACCGCGGCGTGACCATCAAATCGAGCCGAGGCTTCTGGCTCGCAATTCCGACGCCGGCCGCCGGGGTGAAGGGTTTGAGTGCAACCGGCGCGCTGAAACGCATCACGCCGGGGGGCTGGGAGCGCCGCACCGGCGTGCGTCTGCGCTTCGTCTACCGGCGCGGACGACCCTCCCTGCTCGTCGCCGACAATGCGCGGCTGAGCAAGAAGGGGCTGGCACGTCCGAACATCGGCCGCACCCGAGCCGGCGCTCAGTTCACGCGCCTGAAAGGACGCTCGACCGTCGTGGTGTTCATCCTGGTCCCGCAGGTCACGTTGCGCAAGCGGCTCGACATCACCTCAGTCGCGCAACGCTGGGCCAACCGCGTGCCCGGCACGATCGCCAGTCGCTGGAGATGAACGTGAACCAGGAACGGGTTGCCATGTTCGTGACGCTCCTGTCATTCGCTTTCGTGATCGCGATCCTCATGACGAGCCTGCGATGACGAGCAAGCGCGAACAGGTGCTCGACGGCATCAAGGCACTGATCGCGAGCGCGCTGCCGAACGCGGAGGTCAAGCGCAACCTCGCGAAGCCGGACCGTATCGCTCCGGGTGGGCTTGCGATCATTCGCGACGGCGATCCGGGCGAGCCTGAGGTCATCCTCTCGCCGCTGATCTACATCTACACGCATCGCATCCCGGTCGAGCTCGCAGCCTACGAAACGTCCAGCGAGAGCCGCGAGCAGGTGCTCGATGGCATGCTTGGAGCGATCGGTCTCGCCGTGATGAACGATCGCACGCTCGGTGGTCTCTGCGATTTCATGGAGGCCGAGGCGCCCGCCACTGACGATGTCGAGACCGCAGGCGCCCGTCCTGGCCGCTGGGCCGATGCCGCGATCATCGCGGTATACGGCACGGCGGATCCGCTGAACTGAACCTTATCAATCATCGGAGAATCCCATGGCACGCGCACGCGGCGCCAATGCCGTCATGGCTGCGGCGTTCGAAACCGTTTACGGCACCGCACCGGCGGCAGGCTACAAGAAGCTGCCGTTCGTCTCGTCAGCACTTGGTGACGAACAGAACCTGATCGCCAGTGACCTGCTCGGCTACGGCCGCGAGCCGCTGCCGCCGAGCCGGGATGTCGTGAACAACGATGGCGATGTTGTCGTGCCGGTCGATCTCCGGAATTTCGGCAACTGGCTGAAGCTTCTCATGGGAGCGCCGACGTCGGTCGATAACACCGGGGTGATCACCCACACCTTCGTCTCAGGCGCTCTGGCGCTCCCCTCGATGGCGATTGAGATCGGCATGCCGGAAGTGCCGAGCTACGGGATGAACGTCGGCGTGCGCGCCAACATGATGAAAATCCAGCTGCAGCGCTCGGGCCTGCTCAACGCCACCATGAGCCTGGTCGCGCAGGGCGAAACCAAAGCGGCGGTATCGGGCGCCGGCTCTCCGACCGAGGCGGTGATCGAGCGCTTCTCGCAGTTCATGGGCGAGATCAAGCGCAACGGCGCCGCGCTCGGTCACATCGTCTCGGCAGAGCTCAACTACACCAACAATCTCGACAAGGTGGAGGTGATCCGTCCCGACGGGCGCATCGAGGACGCCGATCCGGCAATGGTCGGCGTGACCGGCACCGTGAACGTGCGCTTCGCCGATACCGTGCTGCTCGACCAGGCGACCTCTGGCGATCCTTGCGAGCTCTCGTTCGGCTGGACCATCGACGCCGACAAGTCGCTGCTCTTCACGATCCACAGCGCCTTCCTGCCCAAACCCAAAACACCGATTCAGGGACCGGGCGGCATCCAGGCGGCGTTCGCCTGGCAGGCCGCCAAGGACCCCGTCCTGCTCAAGACCTGCACCGCGGTGCTGGTCAACGACGTCGCTGCCTACTGACAAACGGGACTGCAACCATGACCAAACCCAAATCCAAGCTGCCGTCCGAACGCACGCCCGCGGGAAGGATTCCGATGCTCAGGCTCGCCACAGAGCGGGAGCCGTTCTGGCTCGATATCGTCCCGGGCGTGCGCGCGCAGTTTCGGCCGATCAGTGTTGCCGCGATCCTGCTCGCGCGCACCGCCGCAGCCGACGTGCTGCGCGCGGGCGGCAAGGACGCCATGGTGAAAGCCGGCGTCGCGTTCACGAGTTCGCTTGCGCATTCGGGCATCGCCGCATGGGAAGGCATCGGGGATGCTGACGGCAATCCGGTCGAGCCCTCCAGGGACACGATCGATGCGGCGCTCGAACTGTGGCCGGTATTCGATGCGATCGATCGCCTCTATGTCGGTCCCGCCCTGATCCAGGATGCCGAAAAAAACGTCTAATCGCCCTCGCCGAGTGGCACTTCGGCGGGGGCGAAGGATATTGCGCCGCGTGCCCCGACACCTGCGCCGCCTGCCCGTACCTCGAACACGCGCCGCAGACGGCGGAGGGCATCGCCGCCTGGGCGGTGCTCAAGCGCGCAGCCGGGCAGGTGCGCGCCGTCATGGGCGGCGTCTACGCGATCGATTTCGCGGCGGTGCTGCTGCTCGCCGACGCCATGGGCGCGCTCAACACGCTGCTCGTCGAACTCCTTCCAGAGGTCGAGCCGATCATCGTGCGCGCCTATGCGCGGAATAGCGACTGAGCACCACGCGAGCGCGAGCAACAGCAACCGATGTCCACGACGCAAGTCTCGATCCGCCTTGGCGTCGAGGGCAAGGCCGACGTCAAGCGCGCCTTCGACGAAGTCGGCAAGGCGGGTCAGGACGCGTTCCGCGGCGTTGCGACTTCGATGGACGCGGCCGGTGCTGCAGCCGACCGCGAGACCCAGCGGCTGCAGCGGTTGGCGCAGGCCGCCAAGCAGGCGGCGGCCGCCGACCAGGCCCAGCGCGGCTTCAATGCCGTGTTGGGTGTCGACACGTCGGCGCCGAAATCTGCGCGGGATTCCGCGGCCGTGTTCGAGGAGGCCGCACGAGCTGCGGAGGACCTCCAATCCCGGACCGCCGCACTGCGCGCGCAGATCGATCCGCTCGGAGCGGCACAGGCGAAACTCAATGCGGAAATCGCCGAGGCCAACACGCTGTTCAAGGCCGGCGCGATCACGGCGCAGGAGCAGGCCGCGGCGCATGCGCTGGCGCAGGCGCGGTTCGACGGGACCGCCAAAGCGCTTGGCGCTGTCGGCAACAGCGGCAAGCTGACTTCCGCGCAACTCGTCAATCTGAGCTATCAGCTCAATGACGTGGTCGTGGGCCTCGCCTCCGGCCAGCGCCCGATGATGGTGCTGGTCCAGCAGGGCTCGCAGATCGGACAGATCTTCGGCCCTGGCGCCGGCGTGACCGGTGTCCTGAAGGGAGTCTGGCAAGGGCTTACAAGTCTCGTCACGCCGACCACCGCCGTCGTCGCCGGCGTTGCGGCGATCGGGGCGGCGGTCGGTTACTCCTATTACCGCTATATCGAGTCCCAGAAGGAGCTCGAGGTCGCGCTCGGCGGGACCGGCCGCGCCGCCGGCGC